TTGGGATCATACACTTCGTTATAGACAGGTACCTGCATAAACTGCGTACCTGTGTAACCATAGACCCCAGGAAAAGTAACTTGGCAAAGATTTGCTGTTTGATCCGTTTGTGCATAAATGCTACTATCGTTGCCCCAAGCCGATACGTACATTTTCTTAAAGAATAGACTAGAGAAAAATGAGCTACTATATGTATAGGGTGTCTGCGCAAAGATCATATCAATAACAGCCTTAGCACGAATCATTGGCTTAAATCGCTCAGGTGTTAGCGGATGGCTATTTTGTGTAAAGCGGTTTGTACCTATAGTACGCATTTGACTCTCCTGTGCAACTCCACTACCATTGTAGGTATTACCATGATCCACTAAGGGATAAAGTATATCACCAGCAAATAAGCCACCTATTCCACTGGGTCCTTGTGGAAATGCCTGCCAACTCTGGACAATACTAGTGTAATTAAGGATATGAGAGTAACCGCTACCGTCTAGTTGACAGAGGGTCTTTTCACCAATTAGGGATGAGAAATCACGGGTCTCTCCTAGGAACAGGAGTTCATAATCAATCCTGTCCTGCTCCCCATTAACATAAATGTTTTGTAAGCGGATATGACCAGCACGGAAAAACGCACCGCCTACCTCAATCTCTGCAGGTACCTTAACCGTTACATCATAGTCAATACCTTCAATAAGAAAAGCATTGGCAAAGAATTCGTTATTCCTAGTAGTAGAGGGTACACGAAAGACACGAGAGAATGTACTCTTTGCATCTGTACTTGTAATATCCTCAATACTAAAGTTTAGTTTTACCGGTTCGGTATCATAGAGATCAACATAGTAGGGTGTACCGCTTTGATCATATACTCTTAAATTAACCATTATCCTCGTTGACTTTTTAGATTGTATGCAGTCTTAAATTGGAGTTCATATTGGAACATCTTATCCTTACGAACAGTCTTCTCTACATAACTAGTGTTAAGTAGAGTAACACTAACAAATCCGTTACCCAAGTTTGCGCGAACGTCTGGGCTAATAAAAAGATTCTCAAGATAAGCTGCTTCATAATCGGATAACCAATTTGTTCTTACAGTATATTTATTCGTTAGCTGTTGAGAGAAAGTCCTGTACCCACGTGCACCAGCCAAGGGATTAACTGTTGCACCGTTATAGTCAATAGAGCTTTGTAAGTAGTCATTGCGCTGAATTCCTATCTCACGATCATGGCGTTTAGCAAATGTCCAGTAGTCACGGAACCCAAATGAGTTCATCCAACTTAGCTGAATAGGTTCAAAGTCATTACACTCACCAGGAGTAATTCTCACTAGGAGCGGAGTAAACACAGGATCATCGGCAATACCACCTGTAGGTCCACTTCCAGCATTCCACAATTGCGTCTCTACTTGCCACTGACTAGTTGTGGTATTCCACACCAGGCCACTTACGCCACATGTAGAGTCAGTAGAGACATGTAGAGTAACCCAGTAGTATGCAGCATTAGCCAGGTTGGGTAACTGCGCTGCGATCTCAGATCCTAGTGGACCACATGGAAGTGTTAGTGCCCAGTAGGGATCAATGACAGCAGAGTTTTGACCTATTGTGGTATCAGGTCCACCGCCTAGTGATTGTAGGTTATAGATAAAGGCATCGTCTAATTGTACACCAGCTGCATCAAAACTTGTAACCCATGCACCTATAATATTATTGGCAGTGGCTACACCATTCTTCATTGGCTCCTGGATAAATGAAACAGAGTATGCATCAGTTAGGCGTAGGTCTTGTACAACGGTAGGTACGTTACCACTGATCCTAGCAGGTTTGGTTTCAGGTAAACTTCCACTACCTTGGATCGCCTGCCAATCGGAGAGCAGTAGGCCGCGGGTATCAACAATTGTACATACACCACTTTCACTAATAGTGTAACGGTAAAGTAGTTGATCTTGCCATGTAGTATCTGCCTCGGTCTTACGACCACTTAGAACCTTATAGCCAGAGACAAAGCCATCAATTGTGGCTACACCTGCGGTTTCTGTTCCATAGTAAATCCTATACTCGTCAAGTTCATTTGTACTGTTAACCCAACCTGTGTATGTCTCTATACCAACAGGAGAGAGGTTAAGCAGGTTTTGTAGGATTTGCTGGATATCAAATAGTGCACGGCCTTGCGCATTAGGCGTTTGGCGTACATCTGCCCATGTTGTAGTACCTAGGCGGTTGCGGATCTGTAAGACATACTTGTCCTGACCACCTGTAATCCCAGAGAGGGTAACTGGGTTAATCCCATATCCTAAATTGTATTCACCTGGTGTTTGTAATATTGTTGCCATCTCTTATTCTGTAATTTGATTTGCTAGAGCTTCAAGCAGTTGTTCAGTCAGCTCGTCATAGTCATAAAATGGTTGTGGGCGGAGACCAAATCGCCTGCTCTTAAATGTGTAGTAGGGAGGGTTAGAGGGCTGAGGTTCCACGCCAAATGGTACCCTATTGGTAAAGGGACCTTGCTCACCACGGACTCCGTAGTTTTGGTATTGGCCATAGTCTAACATTGAGAATGATAGTGTGGGTCCAGCCACTGTATACCTAAGTGAATTACGCAGAGCACCTGTATCAACAGGAACACGCAGCTTCATGCTATTAACGATTCGCTCACCCAGCATAACAAGGGTGTTAGGTGTACCCTCGATCTGCTGGCCTATGCCCTCAAGTTGTCTGCTAAATTCTTCTAAGGTCATTATGCTACAAGATATGATGTTACCTCTCCTAGAGCATCAGTTGTACCCCAGAATTGGAATGTATAAACAACCTCGTCACCAGTTAGGATTGAGCTAACAAAACCAGGTGTACCACTTCTCAGCGTACCAGGCGCAATTATTGTTCTAGTGGTTCCACTTGTATTTCGTACATGTACTTTTATATAGCGACCTGCTGCACGATTAGTGAAAGCAAAAGTTAGGTTAGTTGCAGCACTTAAGGTAATGTCATGCCACTGACCACTAGCGGTTGCCATATCAAAGGTTACTGTTGCTGCTTGTGCAACGGTGTTAACTGTAAACTGCGTAGGTGCAGGACCTGTTGCTCCCGTTAGACCAGTTGCACCTGTTAAACCACTCCCCGTAGCCCCTGTTGATCCTAGAGGGCCTGTAGCACCTGTTGCACCGTTAAGCGGTACCACACCAGCTTCACCTGAGGCAACTGCTCTAATCCATATCTCTAAAGAACTAGTAAAACTTTGATCAGCTATAGTAACTCTAAACCCTGAGGTTGTCTTATTACTAATGTAGGCTGCATTAAGATATCCTCCATCAGAAGCTGGTGTAATTTGACCTGCAAGATAATTACCTGTTGCGCCGGGTGCTCCTATTGTAACATCAATAGAATAATTAGTATTGGCAAAAGGGGCAGCAAATGTTACATCGTACTGCCATGTATATGTACCTACATTAGTAAATGAAGATCCTAAGACCTTATATTGTTTTGCAAGAAGACCTAAACCATCCTGCCCAGTTGCTCCGGTTAAACCTTGGCTACCCGTAGCTCCTGTGGCACCGGTTGATCCTCTTTGTCCTTGGCTACCTGTAGCTCCGGTTGCTCCTGTGGCTCCACGTCCAGTTGCGCCAGTGGCACCAATCCCTGTAGCACCGGTAAAACCTTGGCTACCCGTAGCTCCTGTGGCACCGGTTGATCCTTTTTGTCCTTGGGTACCAGTTGCTCCTATGTTACCTTGTAACCCAGTGGCACCTGTTAAACCTTGTGATCCTGTTGCTCCTGTACTTCCACTACCTGTAGCTCCGTTAAAACCTGTAGCACCTTTTAAGCCAGTAGCACCTGTTAAACCTTGTGATCCTGTTGCGCCAGTAGCTCCACTACCTGTAGCTCCTGTGGCTCCTGGTTGACCAGCATTTACAAAAATGTACCAACTACCTGAAACACCAGGAACTTCATTTAAGCTAACAGATGGAGTTATCCATGCGCTGCCGTCATATGTTACAACATCATAAGGTTGATAGGTAGTTGCATTATCCCAGTTACCTTCATATTCAAATCCTTGACCAGTTGCACCTGTACCACCAACTCCTGTTGCTCCACCGTTTCCTGTGGCACCGGTTAACCCAGTGGCTCCTGTACTTCCTTTAGTACCTGTTGCACCTGTACCACCTATATGGCCAGTTGCACCAGTTCCACCGGTAAAGCCGGTACTACCTTTTAGTCCTGTTGCGCCGGTTCCACCAATAAAGCCTTGTGGTCCGGTGGCTCCTTGACTTATTAGATCATCTGCAGCTACTTTATAGTTTACTCCATCTACAATTACAGGTACAAATGTATTAGGACCTGTTGCGCCAGTAGTGGTTGGCATTTGGCTTATTTTAATGTTGCTCATTATTCTTCAATTATATTTGCTCCACCTTCTGAGACAAGTGGTTCGTTTGGTATGGGTAGAGAAGCATTCTCCTCTATTAGTTCAACTGGGTTATAGAACGGTGTAATGCAGTCGTTAAGTGGCTTTTTGATTACCAACTGTAAGACCGCAGTCATTCCTGCCACCTCGTCTTGGAACCGCTCCTTAAATGGTTGGTAAGAAACAGTAAACACCGGTTGCGGATCCTGGGGACTAACATAAAAGAGTTGCAGACGGGCAAGTACATCATCTAGGTACTCCGCGCAGTCTGATTGTGTTTTAAGGAAGTCGTCCCCCAGTCCTACTACCTCCATCATAATTAGGTTAAAGGTCCAGGTCTGCGTGTACTGATCTCGTGCACCACCACCTGGGTTAATAAACATATAGGGATAGTCAGCACCACCAGTAGTGTTATCTGAACGCGTCTTAATATCCGATAGGTCACCATAACCCCAGTCCGCAATCAGCTTGTGAGTATCGGCAATGTTACCTAAGAGATCTACTATTTCTTTGTAAGTCATATTTTCTAGTTATT